AAAGCATTAGATAGGGGTCAGTGTAATTATGATGCCTTAGAAGAGATTACAATAGCTCGTGCGATAGAGGGCAAGCTTAACGAATTTAATGAACGAACGTACCACTAAGGAGAATGAGCATGAAAAAGCTATTTTGGATTTTACGATATGCCCAGCACATGAATAAGCGTACCCGTTGTGGCATGAAATACGGTATCTATGACGCGAAGGTTTATGTTGCTGAGATTGATGAGTGGCACGAAGACACACCACAAGATGCTGCCGATGAATCAATTAGCTGCTGGGATTTCGAATAACCCTTAACTAACGAGCAACACATAGGATAAAGACATGCAAAAAGATACAGTTCAAATACTTGACGAGGTTTTACAGGAGCGCCGCAGACAGGATAATAAGTGGGGCGGTGAAGATAATGACGATAAACATACGCCGAATGACTGGTATGAAGTGATAGCCGATTACAATGGCTGGGCTAGACGTATGGCTGCTATGGGGTCAAACGACAAGGCCCGTAAACGCTATATCCAGATTGCTGCAATTGCCGTTGCTGTTGTTGAGCGGATTGACAGGCTGGATGATGTTGAATTTACTGATATTGGCAACACCTAACCCATACAATCATCTATAAACCTGGAGAATAGAGAATGAATTTAATGACGCGGTTTAAGTTATGGCGAGCAGCAAAAAGAATGGCTAAAAGCTGGCGGGAAGCAACAGGTGGTAGCTGTCGTTACTCCTTCAGGGTTGGCGGTAGCGTTATGCAGTTTTCAGGTCCTGAGTGTGAAACTGACACCGAGTTAGCCGAGCTACTAAGGGGTGCGGCGAATATGCTAGAGGCACCAAAGGCAAATATTAATCTGGACCGTGAGCTATAGGCGTATCTTACGAGTGCTAACCCCTAATAGCTAATAGAAATATAAAGGATATGAGATGATGTGGTTGAGAAGGAAGCCCGGTAAATTCGTAATAAGCCTAGAAGTTTTCGAAGATGGCGAGGCATGGTTTGTACGCTACAAAAGTGATAGCGGCCTTTCTGCCAGAGAGAGCGGGCCATTAACTAGACAGGAAGCTCTGGCCGATACTGATCGCCGTAATCAGGAAAGAGCGACCATGTAGGCAAACACTCACCATATAGCTATAATGCTCAAATGGAACACTTCAAAAAAGAGGAAGTACTCGCCAGACCAGAGCTAATAATGAGTGAGGATATTGAACCCAAGCATTTTAGGCATGAAGGGGAGTATCCTCAGACTCAGTTTTGGGGCTCTGATGGGCGTTGCTATGTTCCGGTATTATACAAAGCCCAGCCTTATAAGGTATGGGTCCGCATCAAGGGCGGGCAAAGTGAGCAAAAAGAAAGATGACGACAGCGTTACCCAGATATTGGGGCGGGTTATTAAGAATGCCGGCGAAAGTGATAAGGCTGTTGAAAAGGTGTTGTCTGACTATCGGGATAGCGCAAAGGCTGGACGTGATTACAAAGCAGTCAGGGCCTACTTATGGAAGCTCACCAAAGAAATACTATCAAAATGGTACGTTATTCTTATGATTGCTTTAGGTGGCGGCGCAACCTTTTGGGATAGCGTGGAAGGTGTTATCATGGGTATTGCACAATAATTAACGTGGTGGATTAATGCCCCTAAGTAACATTCTGACCCAGAAAGGTCTTAGCATGACAAGCCAAACGGCTTTGACTGCGATAACCACCACCGGTATTAAAATAGAGGCTGAGAGCGCCTTCACTGCTTTTCGTGTCGTTATCTATCATCATTCATCAGCAACCACAATCTATTCCTTGATCGGTGCGGTGACAGAAACGGCGGATCATGTAGATTTTGATGAGCGCTCACTGCCTATTCAAGATGGGATAACACGGGACACGCTAAACGATGTCGGTGGTAAAGGGTGGTTTAGTGCTACCAATCTAACCGCTACCGGATCAGGTACAGTTGATGCACCAGAGATTCTAATATCTGACTTAATCAGTCTTTCAAGCATAGCCAGGACAGATGGAGGCGCTAGACCTTTGGTTATGGTGAGAGTGTGCGCGACTAATGCCGATGTACAAAACTCTTCACGCTGTAACTCAAATACGATGGAAGACCCGACCAGCGCGAATAAGGGCCGTATTCTCCAAACCCTCTCAAAAGCAGGTGATAAGGTTGCAGACTTCACCGATACCATGCAGCTCAACGTTAACGCTATTCCTATCGGTATTCAGTTCACCTCAACAAACGCAGGTTTAACGATTGTCGGTAATGGTGACTCGATCACTGAAGGGCGTAATCAAGTCGCTGACCATGTAACTAATTGGGGTTATCGGGGTGCAGCGCTAGCTAGTACAACCACTAAGCCGGTTACATGGGTTAACGAAGGGCAATCAGCAGAGCCCTCATCCGTCTATCAGGCTAATGGGTTGGTTAACGCTACTCAATTAAGCGCCTCAGCCCAGATTTATTCCGCAGCAAGCCCTAATGATTACAATAATCCGGATGTCGCTGCACTTGAGGTTGTTATTGATACGATGGACGACAGGCTAGATGAGATTATTGAGAATAGTGCAGCGAATAACAGAATACCCACTACCTTCACTTGGATTCCTAATTCTAATGAGCTAGATGCCACTACCGATCCTTTACGAAAAGAATATAATGAGACATTAAAGGCAAGAGCAGCGGCTAGAGGGATTTATGTAGTAGACTTTGATAACCTATTATCCGATGGTGGAAACCCTGCTAGTATCAAATCACAGTTCGGAGAGGGTGACGGTACACATCCCAGTGAGGCTGGTCATGAAGCAATGGGAACGCTATTCTCTCAGAAGATAACTGAAATTTTAGAGGATTTAACAATGGTTACTCCCGTACTTTCATATTTCCCGCTAGCATCAGGGAATAAAACAACTGGTTTGGTGGATGAAAAACAGGGGTTTTCATTGGGCCCGTTAGATGGTGTTTATCCTGTTGACCCGTTTGGCGATAATCCAGGCGAATTCACTCATTCAGATTTATCGGCTACCGGTGATCGATACACGGTTAAAGTTAATACCGCACTTGGTAATGCGTCCGCTCAAGCGTTTTATGATAGCTATTTCAACTTAGGCACACTCAAAGCACAAGCCACAGGATCAACCGTGGGCGTACTAGTAGGTTTTATTGAGGTTGACGGCACGATACCCAGTGGGGCGGAGGTCTTATGGACATGGGGATTTCAAGCACTGAGTAATGATGCGTTAACTATTGACATATCAGGTGGTAGTTTTAGGGCGCTGCATTACAGTAATAACGTGGCAGACGCTATATCGACGATTGCGGGAAATTGGGGTACAGTCCAGAGAATAGCGTGGGTTGTGGAAATGAACCATGATGGAGCAGGCGCGGATAGAATTAGAATATACACAATGGATGAGGGTGTAGGATCACCGCAAACAACGGCAATGACCGGTAGTTATTTTTCACTGACTCCTACCGATAACGACGCAGGTATGGCATTTTTCGGTATAGGCAGAACCACAACCACCCCACCCCCGGCCATTACTCGTTTCGGCGCAAGAGACGCAAGAGACGCACGCTCTAAGGATTGGGGATTTATTCAAGCGGTTGGCGATGATGTAAGCTCAACACTCTATGAGTTCTGGATAGCTGACTTTTTCGCTAATGGCGGGTATCCTCTATCCGGCGGCGCAGTCGGGTCAACCGGTATAATCGGCAGTTTTATCAAATAGGTGATTTATGGCAACAACAGCAAGAATAGCGGCAACTAAGACTGCGGATACTTATACAGCCAGCATAGCAGCGGGTTCTGTAGGTAATTTTGCAGCCCCAGGGCTTGGCCCCAATGAAAGCATTAAACTCTTAAGCAGTGATGCAGCCGGAACGACTTACAAGCAGATAATTTATATCGATGAGGGCGGATCATCTCGCAACGCCCAGTTAACCAGAAACAACAGCACTATTCAGATAAGCGGTCCTCTCGACTTCCGCTTTGTAAAGAACGTAACTAGTGACGCTGTTGAATTAAGCGAATTTACATAGGTGATAAGATGCCAGTTCACACTCCGAAAGAAAAGATAAACCCCAAGAACAAGGCTGTGTCTCGTAAAGTGAGAAAGCTTAAGTCTGAAGGCAAATCGACCAAGCAAGCGGTTGCCCAGGCAATTAACACGGTAAAGCGCAAGAATCGAGGGCCAAAGGGTGCAACATTCTCTTAAGCCTCTAGCGCTAGCCATATACTCCACCACACCATCCTTTGTTGAGAGTATGCGTAAAGAATTAGAAATAATGGACAAGATGGCTAGGCACTTCGAGCGCTGCTTCAAGAACGAATACGAGGCCGCGCAAGCAAGAATCAATTATTCATAATATTTATGGTATAGTAACCACACATTCACAATGACTATACCGTCATGAACATACAAGAAGAATGGGAACATTCATTGCAACACCGATGCTTTCACGTAGATGAAACCGAAGACCTCAAGCTTGGAGGCTTTATTGATTCTGGCGTAGGCACTCAGCTATACGTGATCATCGACATAATGGATGACCGTGTTAAAGCTATTAAACATGATGGAGTAATACATTAGTGGCTGATCTTACTGCTAAGCAAGAAGCATTCTGCGAAGAGTACATGATTGACCTCAATGCTACTCAGGCCGCTATTCGTGCGGGTTACAAGGAAGATAACGCAAAACAGATGGGAACCGAAAACCTATCAAAACCTATCGTAGCCGATTACATAGCAGAGCTTAAGGCTGAAAGAAGCAATAGGACGCTCGTAGATGCTGACTACGTGATAAACGGACTGCTAGAGGTACATAAGCGTTGCCTACAAGCAGAGCCTGTCATGGTGCGCGGTGATGACGGTATGGAAGAGAGCGGAGAATTTAAGTTTGAGCATTCAGGCGCTAATAAATCACTTGAGCTATTAGGCAAACACCTGGGCATATTCACTGACAATCTAAACGTAAAGGCCACAGAGCTTACCCATGAGCAGTGGTTAGACTCACTCAATGACTGATGATATTCAAAAGGCAAAGAGAAAGCGGCTACGGGATGACTTTGAGTTCTATGCCAAGAATTGTCTTAAGATCAGAACCAAGTCAGACGGCGTAAAATCTCTCAATCTCAATAAGGCTCAAATCTACATACACGAAAGGCTAGAGAAGCAGCGCAGAGAGACCGGACGTATTAGGGCTATTGTCCTCAAAGGTCGTCAACAAGGCTGTTCAACCTATGTTGAGGCTCGATTCATATGGCGCACTACTCACGAAAAGGGCGCTAAGGCTTTCATCCTCACCCATGAGGAAGATGCAAGTAAGAACTTGTTTACAATGGCTAAGCGCTATTATGATCACCTACCCTCATTTGTTAAGCCTGCCATATCCGCTAGTAACTCCAAAGAATTGATATTTGATAGCCTTGATTCAGGTTATGCCATTGGAACAGCGGGTAATAAGTCTGTAGGTAGATCGCAAACCAATCAATACTTTCACGGCTCAGAGGTTGCATTCTGGGCTAATGCTGCTGAACACGCCAAAGGGATACTTCAAACCGTACCGGACGCGGCAGGCAGTGAGATCATCTATGAATCAACTGCTAATGGTGTGGGCAACTTCTTCCATCAACAATGGAAACTAGCTGAGAGTGGGCAGAGTGACTTTCAAGCCATCTTTATTCCCTGGTTCTGGCAGGAAGAATACAGAAAGAAAACCCCTGATGATTTCGTTATTGATCCTGAAGAGCAAGAGTTAGCTGATTACTATGACCTTGATAACGATCAAATATACTGGATGCGGAAGAAGATTGTAGAGCT